CATTTCAACTAACCAAATAAAAAGGGAGTATTCATTGGGTTACTCCCTTTTTTTATTTAAAATTTATAATTAATTTATGTGGCATTATAAAGGAACACAAATAAAAGATAGAACATATTTACCAAATGATGCAATAGGCTTCGTTTACAGAATACACAACCAAAAAGAAGAAAAACACTACATAGGCAAGAAGATACTGCTTAACAAACGAACTAAACCACCATTAAAAGGATATAAAAGAAAGAGGGTTGATTACGTTGAAAGCAATTGGTTAAAATATACAGGAAGTAATGTAGAAACAAAAAAATGGTTAATTAAAGATTGTTACAGAGAAATAGTCTACATTTGCTATAATCGAACAATGATGACTTATCACGAAACAGCATTACAATTCCAAGAAAAGGTTTTAGAAACTGATAAATTTTTAAATGATAACATTTTAGGTAAATTTTTTAAAGCAAGAATAATCAAATACAAAGAAGATGAATCAAAACACAACGACAGATGATAGTAAGGAGGTTAAAAGAATGGAAATGGAGTTGCTTTATAGCGATGCTTATGTTGACATCTCCGAAGAAGTAAAATATCCACCTGTTGCAATTTCTTGCGGTTCTTATTCAGAACAAAATACAGATGGAACAAGCACACAATACCAAATACCAATCGGAACTTACGGAAACTTTAGCTTTGTACAAGCACCTCCAAAAGTTGGTAAGAGTTTTTTTACAAGTTTACTAACATCTGCATACTTAGGCGGTGGTAATAAATTTACGGGAAAAATAAAAGGGCATAGAAAAGGCAGAAACGTAATTCATTTTGACACAGAACAAGGTAGATTTCACGCTCAAAAGGTTTTTAGAAGACCTATAATAATGAACGGTTTAGAAGCAGATGAAAAGTACTACACTTATGCTTTAAGAAATATGAACCCGAACGATAGAATTGATTTTATTGATTATGTTTTAGAAAACACTTTAGATGGTAAAAACATAGGTTTAATTATTATTGATGGGGTTGCTGATTTAGTTTCTGACGTTAATAACTTGGAACAATGTTCTTATGCAGTTCAAAAATTAATGTCTTGGACAGATTTATATAAATGTCATATTGTAACAATTATACATTCAAATTATGGAAGTGATAAACCCACAGGGCATTTAGGTAGTTTTTTGGAAAAGAAAGCAGAAACACAAATCAAACTTGAAAAGAACCACGTAAACAAGGGTTGGGTAAGTGTTGAATGTAAAAGAAGTAGAAACAGAAGTTTTAAACCTTTTAGCTTTTTAATAAACGAAAATAGTTTACCTGAATTTGTTAATGATGACTATGAATTTTAATTAAAAAAAATAGTATATTAGCTATATGGAAAATTGGAAAGAAAAGAATTTATTTGAGTGGTTAAGTAACAATCATTACAAGACTTTAGTAAACAGTAAAAACCCAATTTCAAGGTGGGATTGTTACGATATTGAAACACAAAGCAGAATAGAATTAAAATGTAGACGTAAACATTACGATACATTAATCTTAGAAAAGAAAAAATACGATGCTTTAATATTAGAATCAAATAAAAATTTAGATATACCAATTTACATTAATAGCACACCAAGCGGTATTTATTTATTCAATCTAAATGAAATAGATGTTAAATGGTTTACAAAATCACTACCCGCAACAACCGAATTCAAAAAACGCATTTGGGTTAAGAAAGAAATTACAGAATTAGAAGTGAATAAATCAATCAAATTAAAATAATTATGGAAACAGTTACATTATTAAACAAGGAAGTATTCAATAAGGAAGAAATTTTAGTTCAAATGTTAGATGATACCTTTTATTATGGGTATCTCGGTAAAAATGCATTATCTTCTTCTTCTTGTAAAAGTCTTTTAGAATCTCCCGAAGCATACGTTGAGATGTTAAATAAACCACCAAAGGAGAAAGAACCACAACCCTTTAGAGATGGCAGACTAATACACTTACTATCTTTAGAACCTCATAGGATTGAAGAACTTACAATTATAGAAAGCACCAAAGGAAGTAAGGCATATAAATTAGCAGTTGAAGAACAATTACCACAAACAGTTTACACTTTAGCTGAATTAAATAGGTGTAAGGCAGTAGCAGAAGCGGTATTAAACAATAAGGATTTTAGTAGGTTAGTAAAGGACGCAGAATTTGAAATGCCTGAAATTGGCTATTATAACGGTTTACCATTTAGGGGAAAAGCAGATATACTTTTACAAGGTGTTGTGGTAGATTTAAAAACTACAAGTGATATTTCACAGTTTTCTGAATCTGCTTTAAAATTTAACTACGATTTACAATGTGCTCTGTACTTAGAGTTGTTTGGAGCATTTGAATTTAACTACGTTGTTGTAGACAAAAGAACAAAGGAAGTTGAATTTATTACTTTATCAGATGAATTTATTCAAGGTGGTTATGAAAAGTTAAAAATAGCTACTGATAATTATAAAAAGTACATTAACGATAAAGAATATTATGACACAAATTATGCTAATAACTTAGAACTTTAAATTATGGAGAAAGAACAATGTAACAAATTAAATTCAGTTGCTTATAATAGTTGTGTTGATAGCTATTATCAAACAAAAGACAGAAATGATGTGTACGAATATTGGCTTTATTTATTAGAATCTAAAAGATTTTGTGAAGCAGACGGAGTTGAAAAAGCATTAGAATTAATTGTACTAATGGAAGATTTAAAAATAGATGGCAAAAACAAAGAAGAAGATTGTAGTTAAAAATTGCAATTACGATGCAATGAGGTATTGCTTTAAAAAAGGCTTTAGAATTTATCCAAAAGTTTCAGGTTCTAAGTTTAAAGTAGTTTATGCAATTGGTAATAAAGTTCAATACTATATGAAAGGTAAAGAATTTGATGCACAAGAATCATTTCAAGCAGTTTGGGATTTATATACAAAAATATACAATTATGACACTAATAAGAAATAGCAAACAAGTGCGTCAAACAATAGATTTTACAGGTATAAAAGATGGTAAAATACATCCAACAGATATAGATGTTGTTTTAGAATTTAACAACGAAGCACTCATATTAATGGAAGTAAAAAGAATTAATAATAAAATTCCAATTGGACAACGTCTTGTTTTAGAAAGAATCTGTAATAATTGGAGAACAAATAAATCAATTGCACTTTATGTAACGCATAATTTTAAACAAGATGAATCTGATATACCTTTGCAAAAATGTTTTGTTAGTGGTTATTACTATAATAAAAAGTGGTACGATGTGAAAGAAGAACCTTTAAAATTATTCTTATCAAAGGTTTCTAAAAAATGGAATATAAATAAATTTAAAATATGAATAGTTTAGAAAAGTTATTAGAAGTAACAAAAGAATTTAATAAAGAGTTAAGTAAAACAGAAGACAGAAAAGCAATGCCTGTTTATTCGGGAGTACTTACTTATTTTCCTGATGCTTTAAAAGAAGTATCTAAGTGTAGTTTAGCGGGTCAAAAACAACACAATCAAGGGAATAAATTGTATTGGGATAAAAACAAAAGCACAGACAATGCAGATGCTTTAGTCAGGCATTTGATAGACCACAATGAGAACCCGATAGATGATGATGGTATATTACACCTTGCTAAGGTGGCTTGGAGAGCGTTAGCCACATTACAAATCTATTTAGATAGTAAGCAGTAAAAACATTTATAAAGGTATAATATAAGGGTAGCAATTAGCTATCCTTTTTTTTTGCTTAAATTTCATTCAAATGTTAAAGTTTTGTTAAAATCTGTTAATAGATAGTTCATAAACTAAAAAGAGGTTGTATCTTTGGTGTATAATTAAAAACAAAAACAAATATTATGAAACTTACAACCGCACAAAACAAATTAAATAAATATTTAGATAAAGTACAGGCGAACAGATTTGAAGAAGAGAATAATATAAAACAAACAGAAAATCAATTAGACAGAAAAGATACAATAATGAAAAATATGTTTAACAGGTTTTTAATTACAGCTTTAAAATTAACGGAAAAAGAATATTATAGCCTTGAAGAAGTTGGGCAGCTATGCTTCTCTTACGACGATGTTTTGGAAGAATCAGAATATCTTAATAACTAAAAAAAAACGGGGTGTAAAAACCCCATTAAAACAAACAATATGAAAAAAAGCAAACAAGACCAAATTTTATCAAACAAAGTACACTCAGTAATTATGTGTATAATAGTAATAATATTAATAACAATAAATATATAATTATGAAGAAAGTAATAGAATATTTCTTAGAGGGTATTGTTTATTTTGTAATGACTTCTTTAGTTATTTATATGATACTAATGTTTTTGTCAATGATTATTAAACTATTTAAAAACTAATTATGAAAGAAGAAATTAAATTAGCTATTCATTCAATACAACCATCTTACGAAACAACAGGAAGCTATCGTTATCCGCTACCTAATGAGATAACTTTATATTCTGATAGTAGTGCTTACCTTATAGATTTAAACCTCAAAGAGAGCGTTTTAAATGCAGAGATTTGGCAAGGCGAAGAATGGATAGAACTAAATGAAGAAGATATTGATTTTATTTACACTTACTTAAATGCTTTGTTAGAAGAAGAAATAGAATTGACAAAAAGGTATTATGAAGAAGAAAGGTACGAAGAACAAACAACTTACTTTATAAGATAAGATTAATTGTGCCTAACGTTAATAATATGAGTATGTGGGTGGCTGCTGTACCAACGGCAATGAGTTACTATGGTTAGTGTATTCTGCTTGTTCGATTCAAGGCAGTAGGCTCTTTGGGATGCCACCCATTACTTATATTTATTGTTGTATGTCTTTTTTAATTGCATACAACGTACTCGTGTATGATTTGTTGCGATAGGTAAACGATAATTTAATAAACATAGAATAGATTAATAACAAGAAAATAATGCTTTAAATAGACGAATAGTAGCAATTAATTATACACGTTGTTCTACGCAGTTTTGGAAAAAAGCCACTTATTTTTGCAAAAAATAAAACCCATAAAGATATGATACATTTAGAACCTTGTGAAAAAACAATGAGAAATTTTAAAGATGAAAGTTTTGATACTGTAATAACTTCACCGCCTTATAATATTGGAAAAATGCACAGTAATAATTTGCAATTTGGAACTTACGCAAATAACGATATGAAAGAAGAAGATTACCAAAAATGGCAAATAGAAATACTTAATGAATGTTATAGAATTTTAGAAGATGGTGGAAGTATGTTTTACAACCATAAAGTTAGAATAAAAAAAGGCAGAGCAATACACCCTTTAGAATGGATATTAAAAAGTGATTTTATATTAAAACAAGAAATTACTTGGGATATGGGTAAAAGTGCTAATTGTGATAAAATTAGATTCTTTCCTTTTTCAGAGAGAGTTTATTGGTTAGTTAAAAACCCTAAAACAAAATTGTACAACGAAAATAAACTAAGTGATGTTTGGAGATGTGTACCTACGAATAAAAGAAAAACAGAAGGACATATTGCTGTTATGCCTGACGAAATAGTTTCAAATATTTTAGAAAGTTTACCTAATGTAAAAAAAGTTTACGACCCTTTTGGCGGAAGCGGAACAACTTTAAAAATATGTAAATTAAAAGGAATACACTGTGAAATATCTGAAATAGATAGTAATTTAAAGGACACGATAGAAGCAAAGGTTACTCCAAAAGTTGTAGATGATTTATTTACACAGCCGACCGAGTAAGGTGGCTTTTTTACATAATTGCTTAGAACACCAAGATAAGAAAGCGTTTCAATGATTTTTATCAACTGTTGACCAACGTTTTAATGTTGGTAATTAATAATAAAATACAAATAAAATGACAAGAGAATTAACAAAGAATCAATTAATAAAAGTAAGTGGTGCAATTTTATCAAGCTACGTAAACAATTACTATTTAGAAGAAACAAAGCATTGCGGAGTATTTAGACAAAGCACCAAAAAGAATGTATCAAGAACACTTGAAGATTTATTAAAAATAGAGTTAGAATACTTTGATAATGTTTACGATATTGATGACGAAGAAGTAGGTGGTGCATTAGTTCAAACAAATTTAAAGTTTATAGATGAATTTTTAAAGTTTGATTTTAATGAGTTCAGCAAATTACAAGAAGTATTTGTTGCATTTACAAAAGACCCAAAAAGA